TGATGATTTGCACCAAAGATGCGAATCGCTGACGGCGAGAGAAGTTATCAGCCAATCTTTGCTCAGCAACTGAGTCAGATTTTTTGAATTTCCAGTAAAGATCTTGAAGGACTGATTTTTTGCCGACAGTAGAAGGGCAGTCGACCATTTTAGATTCGTTGGACGCTGGATCAGTTAACCAGCAAGACCATTTTTTCATTACTGATTTCTTGACGTCTTGGTGCCAAGGTAAGAAGCGTACTACTGCTTTGTAGACTCCGTCTTTACCTGACTTAGAGTCTGGTTTGAAGATCAGCGATTGTTTGCGTTCTGGCTCTTTGAAGTCATCGAGCGAGAGATTGAAGATGTCGTTTAGATTTTCCATTTTTCTTTAGATTTGTTTTTAAGATTTGTTTTTAGTTCTTTAGGCGCCTTTAAGAATCGATTTATATATTCACGAGGGATAAATTAGTTTTGCACTTGATTGATATTTTTTTGAATTTCTTCTAAAACTAGTGTACGAGCTTCTTCAATAGGCATCTCTAAACGTTCACCTATGCTTTCGTACAATTTGTTTTCTTCGCTTGATATGTTGGTCATCTGAGCGGTTACTTTAAGCATCTCTGCTTGAAGATCTTCGATTTGTTTTCCGATGCGAGTTGCGTGTGTATAGACATGACGATATTTTTCTACCAATGATGTCATTTTTTCAATTTCCTCGGATAGTAGTTCTTTATTGTTTTCCATAATGTATTTGATGACTTTAGAAAGATTTTGACAATCCTATTAAAGGATACTATTTATTTTATACTCGGATCATTAGATAGTTCTTTAAGGCTCAGAATTCCAAAGAAATGAGCCTTATTTGCTTGACGTATGAGCCTCAATGGTTTTAAGAACCCAATACGAGTCTACAACGTCGTCGAGAGGTTTTAGCCAAGCACCTCTTTTAGTCTGGAACAATGAAGGATTGCTGTTTAGAGCTTTGTAAAGGCCGGTGCTTTGTAAGAAAGGATCGTCTGACTTGATGAACGCGTCGATCATTTCTTCTTTCTTAAAGTTTCCTTTGCCTGCGGTTGCTTTAACAGTCATAGGTGAGTACACTTGAAACTTTTCTACGTCAAGGCCATTCTTGATAAGTTCCCACCTAAGCACCCACTGATAACCACTGATTTGTGCAAGACGATTTCCTGTTGAGGCAAAAGAAAAACCTTCAATTCCCCAATAGTCTATCGGCAATTCATTAAAGCATTCAGTGATCTTGGGTATTAGCAGAAGAGCATCTTTCATAGAAGCTCTTTCTCTTTCTCCGATTGACGCCTTTTTACCCGGTAACGGTTCTTCGTCAGATTCGAAGATTTGAACTCCTGCTGCGGCGAACGCAATCTTTGCGTCTTCTTTAATTACACCTTTTCTTGCGTATGAATAAAAAGTGTAAAGATCTCCCGATCTGAGAGTTGCTGCGGCAGACTTAATTGAAAAGTCTATTCCTAATATCATTATTTGTTTTTGTTGTTCTGGATAGCGTTTCCTAGAGCCGCTGAAACCAGACGTGAAGTGAACATGTCATACAAGATACCTTTCTCCACACCAAGGGCTCTTGCGATTACTCTTCCGATAGACGGACCTATTAGAAAACCTAAGGCTGATCCAAACAGTCCTTCGTTGATTGCTTTTTCTAATCCTTCAAAGCCGTCTTTTTCAATGACAGCATAAAGTTTCTTTTCAAGAAGTTCTACTTCTTTTAATTGTTCCTCATCAAGCTCATACACTTCAAGCTTTTCCATTTTCGGAGGGTTTCTAAATTCTTTGAAACTTTTCATCATGTCAGTCAAGTCTTTTCTTTATCTTTATGTAGTTATACTTGAAGTTGGCCGTAAAGTTTGTGAACTCTGCTGTGTTGGAAGAATAGTTTAACTCCAGTTCAGACAGGCTTGTGTAAACCACTTGTGAAAGTTCAACAGCGATAAACTCGAATCCCGTTTGGTCCAAAAACGATATAGTAACATCTCCTAGGTATTTGTTCTTTTGGTCCATGTTGTAATAATCAAAGAACATGTCGAACATTACCCAGTAGTTTATATATCCCTCATAAGACTTAAAAGTTATCGTGAAGTTCCTGTCTAAGTAATAGATAGGATTCAGACCGGCTTTGGCAGTGATAGGATCTTCATAAAGAGTCTGTTCTACCGTCTCTGCGTTTAATGCAGGAAAGGAAATCGCCTGTATGCCGGCGGTCATATAGTCTTGAAGATTCTCGTAAGGAATCGGCAATCTTTTAATGTAAGTCTCGTACTTTTTAACAATTTCTGGGTAGAAAAAGTTTTTCTGGAATCTTACGATGAAGTTATTGTTTCTACTATTTAGAATCATGCGTTATCCAATTTATTGTGGCATTCCATAGTTAGGACTGCCGTCTGGGTTTGTTCCGATTGCTGTATCGTTATTACGTTTTTTGATAAATGTAGAAATTGGCACTTCTTGTCCTGAAGGATTTTCCACCCTTGGTCTCATAGAAGACCAATTAGAAGATTCCAACGGCGGCGTGACACCTGGGAGCTCGACGATGTTTAATCTGTTGGGTCCACCTGTTGATCCAGCTGCTTGCGTGATTGCTTCATTTATTCCAGCAGATTCTGAAGTTACCGTTACTATGCCTTCTTCGGTTGAAGCTGCGTTTTCTGCCGCTTGCTGATTTGCCACTTCTTGTCCTGCGTTTGTGGTCCCAGTAGTTCCAGTGACGCCTGTTACACCAGCAGCTGGCGTAGTGGAAGGACTTTGGATTGAAGAAGTTAGAGCTTGTTGTGTTTGCTTTAATGATGCTATTTGTTCTTCGAGCTGAGATATGATTTGCTGGTTTTGTTGGATTGCGCTTTCAGATAGATTTCTGAGTTCTACGTTTTCAAATTTACCAGTGTACATAAGTACATCATCACCTTCGACAGTTCGGTTGACTATGAAATAGCTTCTTGCATTTCCTCCAAGTAACTTGACAGAAGTCTCGCTGTCTACCTTGAACAACACTTCACCAGAGCCTGGGTTTGCTGCATTTATGTCTTGTGTTGGATCGATGAATATCTGTGACTTGTCATCAAACACAAAACTTAACTTAACATTCATTCCGTTTGCGGCAAGATCCAGGGTTACGTTTTGTTTCTTATTTTTAGATTTTGTAAAGATCTTAAACTTAACGTAGTTGTCGAACGGATTCATATAGAATACATTCTTACCTTGTGGGTAGACTGTCTGACCGAGATTAGTAGAATCAATCTCAGTGGTAGAATCGACTGAAATGAAATTTACATCAAAGTAGTTGTTCACATAGTTGTATTGCGTAACGATTCTTGGTGTACCAAAAGAAACGCTTGGCGCTGGCGATTCATCAGTCTTAACGATCTTGTTGAATACTTTAATCGGACGGAATCCTTCGAGCGCATTGATCTTTTCTAGTTGATAGCCGTACTTCTTTACGTCTGTCGATGAAAACGTCGATCTTCTGACGATTTCTCGGTTGTTCACTTTGTTTACCAATCGCATTACATACTCAACAGAATAAGAATAGATCGCGGAAGCATTCCTTAGAACAGGACGATACACCGAAGGTTGGTCAAAGTTTTCTTCTTGTAGTATTGTTACGTCAGAAGTCTTTATGAATCCTGTGCCTACTTGTTCGTAAACAGTTAATTGGTTGATGACAACCCATTGGCCGGTCTCGTTAAGAAGATTAATGTAGTCTTCTATAAAGCCGCCGTGAAACGTAAGATAGTATTCTATGAAGTCATATTCGGAATTTTCTTTGACAACTGCTCCAACGAATGAGTACTCATCTTGTTGGTTTACTGAGCTGTTCCATATAGTTCCGGTGTTTAGGTAACGATTTCCGTTTGTCTCAGATATTGAGTTGATCTCATATAAGTTTATGCTGATCTGTGAAGTCTGATAAAAACCTACATTTCCAAATGTGTACTGATAACCGATAGTGTTCGTTGCAGTCGGGGATGTCCAGTAGTCTAAGTTGACACTGTACAAAGAAGGAATCTTAAACTCTATGAAGCGATCATAGTAACGATCACCTACGAATATCGGATCCGGTGAAAACGTTACGTTAGGTTCACTCTTTAGGTATACGTTTGACGCCGCAGTGAACAGTCTTTGGTTTGTTCCATTAGGAGTCCATTCATTAAAAAGTATCTCGGTAATTACACCGTCCAACCCTGGGAATGT